CAGAACCAGTCAATCCTGTAGCACCACCTAATAGGCCTGAGAAAAAAGGCAGACCAACAGTAGAAGCCGCCAAACCAATAACAGGTGCAGCGGCGCTCAAAAGTCCTTGGTCACCACCACCTGCAAAAGTTCCTCTGTCAATTACTTCGCCAGTTGTCGGGTTGTATGTTTCCCAATTAGCCGTGTTGTTAGGGTCTACTCGTGTTTGATAAACAACTTGTGGAACACCTGCTATCTGTGCCTCAATGTCATCGCCTTCAATGACAGTACCACGAGTGGTTGGAATTACTCTTTGTGTTGTAGTAGAAGTGTTAGCTAAAGCAGCGGCTTCGTCAGCAGCCCTTTTTTCTGCAATTTTTTGCCAGTAAGTTTGTTCAGACGCTCTTTGTTTTGCTATTGATTCAGCAGTTATAGCAGCTTGTATGTCAGCCATACTTTGAGTTTTTTCTAAAGCTTTAATAGGTGTAGTTAAAGTTCCTTTTGTCTCTTTAATAGCTTGATTTACAACATCACCAGTTAAATCTGTTGGAATAATCTTACTTACTGCATCAAGTGCTTTATTAGGGTCTGAATAATTACTTGCAACATTTGCAGCCTGAGTAATGACAGATGGTGTAGTAGCTACAGTGTTTGTGTTCTGTACTTGTGCAATAGCCGTAGGTGTACTAGATGGAACTTCATTCTTGAACTGAGATAACGAATCAATAACTGCTTGGTTATAGATTGCCGTACCTTCCGCATTTGTGTGCAAAGCATCTACTAACAACTTCTTGTTTTGCAGAATCTCACCTTGAATACCAACCAAAGCAACATTCTTATTTTCTTTGGCAATGTCAGTAAAAATCTTGTCAACTGTAGGGTCAAAGTTGTTATTGATTACGTCATCAATAGACTTAGCATAAGGAGAGCCTGTAAGAACAACGTCAACACCTTGTGAGGCTAAAGTTTTGACAATCTGATTGATGTTATTTTTAACAGTATCCTTATCTACACCAGTGATAAAGTCAACACCACCAGTTTGCAAGTAAACAGTAGCGTTAGGGTCAAACTGACCACCACCTGCTAGATATGTGTTTAGTTGGTTAAGAGTATCAGCAGTAGTAGCACCGCCTACGGCTACATTTGTAGTAGCCTGACCAGTTGCTTCTGTTAATTGGTTACCTAGTGTTGTGTTCAGACTATTCCAACTAGCACCAGCTAAGATATTTCCACCAAGCAAACCGCCTGACTTTCCACCTGTAGCATTAGCTACGTCTTCACCAGAGATTCCATACTGAGCCATAGCCGCTTGAGTAGTAGCAGCGTCAGGGCTTGCGCCTAAGAATGTGCGAATGTCTTTATATAGGTCATCAGCAGTTCCACCACTATTTAACCGCCAAGCAAGTGCGTCTGATACTGCCATGATTAACCCCTAATTTCTACGTTAGATGTAATGCCAGCACCAATCTTCATTGCTTTTAATTGTGCTTCTGCTTCAAACTCTTGTTGCTTCATTGCAAAGTAAGCCTGTTGTTTCTCACGCTCTAGTTGCAACTTAGCACCTTCTTTCTCACGCATCAATTGCATTTCGAGAGCAGCCTTTTGTTGAGCCATCTCTGTATCAATCTGCATTTGTTGTTGTTTCAACTGCATATCAGCTTGTGCTTTAGCTTGGTTGGCTTGTATCTCAGCTTGAGTCCTAGCCATGATTGCTTGAACTTCTGGAGGCATCTGTTGTTGTTGTGGAGGAGGATTGCTCAATGCTTGGTCTTGCTCTGGGGTAATCGCTTTATAGAACTCAGCACTATCCTTAAACCCTGCAATCTCTACCATGCGTCCCAATGTGCCACGATACTGTGCAGGTGAAACGTAAGGATTAGCAAGCCCATACTGACCAATCAACTGCTCTTGTTTAGCAAGAACCATAGACAACATAGCCATCTGCTCTTGTCGATTACCTGCGCCTAAACCTACGTTGATAGAAACATCGTATTGGTTAGCCCATGTTCTAGGGTCAAACTCTACGAACTCACCACGCATACGCACCATACGAGCCTTGTCTTGGTACTTACATAACAAATGTAGTATGCCCTTAAACAATGACTTAACGCCTGTCTCAGCAAAGATTCGAGCAATTAGTTCAATCTTACCTGCGCCAGCTTGTTGCATAGAGGCTACTGCTGCTGCTGTGACGTTCTGTAAGACAGAGGGGTCTAACCCTTGTGAGGCATCAGACACGCCTGTACGCTTAGACTGTACTGTGTCCAGATACTGAAGCATTGGGAACGCCTGTGCTGCTACATTCTGAACTGTTAATTGCTGGACAGCGTTCATAGACTTAACACGAATAACACCACCTGCTGTAGAAGTAAGCAAGTCATCTAAATTTGTCTGACCTTCAACTGCCAATACTCTGGCGTTGTTGGTGAGATAAAGGTTATCCAACATCTGACGAGTGATAGTAGTCTTGATTAACTGTAGGTCAACTGTTCTGTCAGCTAACGAGTTCCCAAAAAATTTATGCGGGATTGGTATAGGACAGATTGAGTGGAAAGGAACATAGTCAACTTCCTCAACCATCTCCTTACCCTTCTCATCCTCAAGAATCTCATTAGAAGCGTAGAACACTTGAACCAATGAAGCAATGCCTTTGCCATCTATATCAGTTTTGACATAGCACTCAAAGACTTCAATCTCTTGCATTGAAGGGTCATCAGTCTGTGTTTGGTAAGGTTGCTCACCTGCTGCATAACGAGCCACACGCTCTGGTGTGTACGCTAGTGCATCACCCATCTGCAAGCCTTCAATCTGCTTCTTGTTAAAACCCATAGCCACCAAGGTGCTACGAGTCAACATCTGACGATGGGCTACGAATGGGCTATCAGCAATAGTTCTAGCCTTCTTGCTAATCAGGAATTCTTCGGGAGGTACGTTCTCAATCGTTACCTTGCCTGACTTCTTCTTTTGTTGGACAACTACGTTATGAGTAGCACCCATCACAGGCATACCCATAGGGTCTATAACTGGCTGTCCCATTGGGTCAAATATTGGGAACTCTATCGTATCTTGCTCGACAATCTCCATAGTCTCATCACTCATCAGCATTGCTAACTCATCGTTAGTCAAGTCAAAGTAACGCTCTTTGGTAATGTCTTCTTTATCTTGCCAGTACGCTTTCAGAATTCCATTTTTCTGAAGCAAAGCGTCCTTAAACCAATCATGCAGAATGGCTACGCCTTCGTTATCCCTGTTGAACACCCAATTACAGTAATCAGTAGCTTGCTTGGCAGAGGCTTCGTCTTTCGGGCCTTGTGGCTCGAAAACTACGATATTGTCTGAGCCTGTGAAGATACGAACTAAGCTAGGCAGCGCACCATCTATCGCTTCTGCCACTTCTCCAGTAACGATTTGAGACTTACCCTCAACTTCATTACCATAGGGCTGTCGTAGATACGCCTCCAAAGCCAGTTTGCGCTGCTCAACAGTTTCGCTTTCAATAAATCCAATTGCATCATCAATCTCTGCTTGGATTATCGACATTAACTCGTTCTGTGCCATGCTTGTCCTTTGGAGGTCTTCCAATTCTGGGTTTGTCCAATTTTAACTCATTTACCACATTTTCAAGCATTTCGATACGCTTTTCAAGTTCTTTTACTTTAGGTGCTAGATTTACACCCTGCATTGATACATACATCAGACAATCCATTTCGGAGTTTGGTTAATCGGCTTAGACCACGTTGAATGTCCTTCATCCAATCCAAGGGCTAAGTAACGGAACGAATCAGAGCCATGACTAGACCAATCGTGTAGTGGTCTTTCATAGAATATCTTGCGTTTTTCATCGTAGTCTCTGCGGTAGTTTCTCAGGCAATTCAATCCTGTCTGCACTTTAGGTACGTTAAACCAACACCTTGGTAATAGTCGCCTTACCGCTTGGATGCCATCATCTAGTCCCATCCTTGGGGCTATTTTGACTTCTAACCCTGCTTCCTCAAGCATCTCAAGTCGGCTCTTACCAGTTCCTAGTTCCCTAACCCTAACGTCATGCGGAAGGATATGCTCTGCTTTGAGATAGTCGTTGTCCTTAATCCACTTAACGTAGTGGTCAAGTCCAACTCCGTGATTCTCGTAGTAGTCGATTAGGCGCACCTCAGTACCCACCAACTGAGCCACCCAGATAGATGTAGAGTCACCCATTCCCAAGTCCCAAGCAGTAAAAGTCCTGCTCAGTTCTTCTCTGGGAATCTCCTGCATATGCTTCTTTTCTTCCAACTCGTTTAGGATTTGACCAAAGTAAGAACCCTCTACAGCAGCGTCAAAGCTACACTCAAACTCTTGGCGGTACTTATCCTCACCCATCTCATTCTTAGCAGCCTTCAGTTCTGTGTCATCCACCACCCCTGTCTCTGAGGCTTTAAACTCTAGCAAGCCCCATCCATCTTCTGTTTTAGCCCTGTCTCGCAATTCTTTGAAGTGATTGTGTCCCTTTGGCGTACCAATAAAGAGACACCAGCCCTTGCGGTCTGTCAGGGCTGGTCTAACAATATCAGTCCATATCTTAGGATTCTGGTCACCCACCTCATCAATGATTACCCCATCAAAGTATTGACCTCGCAGGGAATCAGGATTGTCTGAGCCATATAGTTGAATACGCCTACCCCAGAAGTCAACTCGTAACTCTGAGATATTGTTAGTACCGCCTAGCGGTGTAGTGTATTTAACGAGATAGTCCCAAGCTACACGCTTTGCTTGTCCATAGGTAGGCGCAATGTAAGCGTATCTAGGTGTTTCTAGTTGGTTTAGCACAGCATCACGGATTAGATGGTTAAGAGCAGCGACTGTCTTACCAAACCGCCTGTGAGCCACAACTACTGCAAACCTATGTGCTTCCAGTAACTCGTGAACCTTTATTTGGTGTTCCCTTGGCGCATAGGGAATTTCGATTACTTCGCCCATGTAACGATGTGCTGAAGTGGTTGGTCAGAGTCGCCACTTATGGTAACTGAAGCCATATCAGGCATTGATTTACGCAAGAGTATCTCAATAGCCTTCATCCTTGTAGGACTTATCTCATCATCATTTACACCAAGTGCATGATTTTGCAAAACATTTAGTAATTGACTTACTTGAATCTTTTTGCGTACATCTTCCTGATGAAGTTTGTTTATTGGTCTTCCGACTTGTGCCATTTTGTTTGACTCCTCTAGGGTTGGTCAAGGTTGCTATACAAGAAATATTGTGAGATAATTATAGTTCAAGTTTAATTAAGTCAAAAGGTTTATATGAAAGTTACGATTACACAAGACAAGACATTCAGCACAGACGCTGTTTATGACGATGAAGCAAAGAGTCTACCCCCAGAGGTGTTAGCCAGCTTTTTAGAAGATGCAATCAGACATTTGCAGACACACATCCTAACGCTTCAATCAGTCCAAGAGTCCTAACTCTTTTTCGGCAATGTACTTGTAATAGTTATCAATCATCTCTTGGTCAACAACATCAGAGATGCCAGCTTTACGCTTTTCAAGTGCGCCAATTACGTTGCTTCTCATATCTCCACTTTTACCAGCAAACTCACGCTCAATCTTTCCATAAGATTTGGGCAGCAAAATTTCTACTGGTACGTTACCAAGTAAACCACCTTCTAGTGAGCCACCATAAGTACCTGCAAAGTTTGTGCTGTATGACTTATGACTTGATGGGGTGAGTAATCCTTCTGGGTTTGCCCTAATGATGGTATTGCCAGCATAACCTCTAGGCAAACCACGCAAAGCCTCATCTGTTAAAGCATTTACTAAATCTTCTTCATTGAAACCAATAGCCTTCTGGTTGTCTTTTAGATACATCCTATTGACAAAGGCTTTTCTTAATTCTCCAGCCGTATCGTTTACACCCTCACCAGTAAACAATTGCTTTTGTCCTTCAATTGTTTCAATGCCTTTAAAACCTGTAAAGTTTAGGTTTCCATCAACGTCCTTAAAACCTCTAATTTGTTGGTTTATGGTGTCAATGCGAGATTTTGGCAAATCAGCTTTTTTAATTAACTGCAACAAAACCTCAGTAGGCATTGTAGAAAAGTTCTCAGCATAAGTTGACATGGTAGAAGGCAACATAAATACTTGCCCAGAGCCACCAGCAGCTAAGTTTTCCTTTTGGGCAGTTTTTACCCTTTCCATAATTCTTTTTGCTATTGATTCGCCAGATGCGCCACCAATTTCTTTTTCTATGTTTGCCAGCAATCTAGCGAAATCTTGACCACCTTCAGTTATTACAGCTTCTGGCAATAACTCATCAGAGACACTTGTAATCCTCATGTTTCTTGTGGTGTTATCCCACGGAAGAATCATAAAACTAGAACCTTTAACGTCTTCAATCTTTGTTGGTGTTTTAGGGGCTAGACCACCAATATATTCAGTTTCATATCTTGAACCAACTAATGGATTAGGGGTTTTGGGTTTTGTCTCAAGAAATACATTGCTTCTGGTATTTGTACCCATTGCTTGAACCATCTCAGCAGGTAAACCACCACCTTCAAGGGTTTTAGTAACAAATCTACCAACAGCAGGGTCAATTGCTTTGCCAATTACTGCTGCTGAAGTATTTATGGCTCTACCAGCAGGTGCAATAAATGGTGCAACATTCATTATTGCTTCAGCAGTCTCTGGCTTTAACAATGGTACGTTAGCCCTGTTGACGTTGGTCAATGCGTCTAGCAAGCCTCTAGGACTATCTGCGTATGCTGCTCGTTCTACTGTCTTAGGGATTCCTGTGCTTTCCAACAAATTACCCAGACCTTGCAATTGCTGAGTGCGCCTCTTGTCTTGCATAAACGCAAGCAAGCCTTGGATAGCATCGTTGGATAACCCTGTAAGTGGGTTAGCGTAAGGAGTTGCCCTTAGTTCTGCCATGATTAGTTACCATTTAACCTTGTTAGCCCAATACGCTGCACTCATCTTACCCTTGGCAATGTTCTCAGCGTGACGAGCCTTGAACGCTTCGTTACGCTTCGTGCCATCAGGTGAGCCTTTAGCCCCTTGTTGACCAAAGCGGATTAGCTTTACATCCTCACCAGACTTAGCCAGAACAGCGTGAGACTTAGTAGGATGGTTAGGAGTAGCTTTGGGCTTGTTATAGCCAGAAAACTGCTCAGAACCACGCTTAATCATTTTTTCTTAGCAGTCTTAGCTGCTTGCTTAAACGCATCCGCAGTCGGTGCGCCTTTTGAGCCTACCTTACGCATACGCTCTGGGGTTTTCCCAGCAGCCTTTTGAGCCTCGATACGCTTTTTCTTCGCAGCGATATTTGCGTACAAGCCCATCATTTTTTAGCTTTCTTTGCTGCGTTTTTAGCAGTACGCTCTCCACGCATAGGCATAGGCTTAGATGCAGGTTTAGTCTTCTTCTCCATATACTTCTTCATCATTTCCATCGCTTGTTGATTTGTCGTTCCCATCATATTCATCCTCGGTTATTGGCCCACCACTAATCCATGCTTCACAAGTTCTCTTGGAAGCACACTTGAAATCAAACACTTCGCAATAGCCTAAGTCGCCAGCATCAATGACTTCCCAAGCATCCATCTCTGTACCATTCATCTCAAGACCAGATTCAATGCAAGCAAGCATCTTAGGGGTTTGGATAAAGGCAGCGCAGTTTCCACAACGAGACTTTTTAGCTTGTGCAGGTGAAATTCTCCAAGCCTTAGAAATGTCACGCCAGTAATCAGCGTTTGGCTCATTGGGATTCATTGGGCCGTAGTTAGCCTTGTCAATGGCTTTCTGACGACAATCAAGATTGACTTCTACGTCACCTGTGGCAACTGGACACGCTTCGCCTTTTTTCTCTTGGCTTTGTATCTCAATTTCAATTTTTACGGATGGCTCAAGTAAACCAGACATGGTTATCCCTATGGAGTTTATTTATTATCTCATAAAAAAAAAGAGGGAACAAGTCCCTCTAAAGTCTCAATGGCAACTGAGTGCATCCATTGTGCGCTATCTGAAAAGTTTTGCAAGCGTTAGATTTAGAACACTCATCTCGTCTAACTTCATCACAGACCATATCCTAGCTGAACCATGTATGCCATTATGCGGGCCTTGGTGACAGTCTTTGCATAAAGGAATACATAAGTATTGATTATGCTGAACAATATGGTGTGCATCGCTTGGCCCAGAAGCGTTACAGACCCCACAAGGCATTTCTTTAATCTTTGCCAAGTGGAGTCGTTCCCTGTTATTGGGTCTGTTATTCATGTAATTTCTATGATTACAGGGTTTAGCAGCAGACGAGCATATTCCAAGGCTCTTTTTTCTGCATTATCGCCAAGCATACATTTGCGATAAGTCCAATCAAACTCATACCATTTTTTAGTCTCGACACTCCATGCACCATCAGCGTCTTTTCTAATTCTTACTCTCATTTTTATCCTTTAGTTTGGCTTCAATGGCTTTAGCAAAGTCATACCAAAGTCCAAAATAATTGCTATCCAAATCCAACTTACCAATGCGTTTTATTTCCTCATCCGTCAGCCCAACCCATGTGCGCTGTTCGTACAAGGCTAGTGGTTCAATATCAACAGTTACGGGTGCAGTTATCTTTGTTGGTTTTGCCCAGTAAAACCCTTTGTTCGGGTCAAAAAATGCTATAGGTTCAGTCATGCTTGTCCCCTTGCTAGGATAGCTTCTTCTGCCAGACCAGTATCCATGTCACCTGACAAATACATTTCTTTACATAAATCTGCACAAGCCTCACGCTCATGCTGTGCTACTAGCTTGGCAAAGTCTTCAAGGTTTGAATGGTATTCACCAAGCCAAACAAATCCTGCCTGTTGTGCCATTTGAATAATGTCTTCTAGGTTCATACAGACCTCGCAGGGCAATCTCTGCCTTGATTACAGTCTCCGTGACACGGAGGACAAGTTTTCATGTTTCGCACAAAAGTAGCAAAACTCTGTGCCGTATCCCCAAATGGCTTCATTTTGTCAAACTCTTTAGCTACTTCCTCAAGCGTATCTGACCTTATTTTTTCATAAACTTCGTTTCTATCAACTTGGCTTGTAACCATCTGACGCTTGCGCCATCCCATTGCTTTCTCAAATAAACTTAATTCAGTCATACCAAAACCTTAGTAAAGAAAGGACTGCTGCCCAGAAAGCAGTCAGCCCTACAAGAATTAACTTCCAAAACTTACTCATGCTCGTAAGCAATAATCTTGGCATGGTCAGCTTCTGCAAGTAAGTGGCTAGACAATCTCATTGTCCCTTCAATTTCTAATTCTTTAAACTGAGCATCAGTAAAGATGCCCATGACATTGCGTCCTTCAAACCAGACTTCATCAATGTTCTCGTTGTAAGTGCCTTCTTCGTCTTGCTCGTATATCATCACAACAGTAACGACTACAGAACCTTCGCCAGTAGTTGTGTCAAATTCGTATTTCATTTTGTATTCCTTAAAAGTACCCTTGCGAATTGCTAGGGCTGACGTGAGTATAGCAAACTAAACACAATAAAGCATAGGTGTTTATACCTAGTCACAGATTTATTCCATTATTTGCTGACCAAGAATAAAGCCACTCCACAAACTCACTTGCTTGCTCTTTAGTGAAGTTACGAGTCTGAAACCCTAACTGGACAATCCCTGTGCTATCAAGGTTAGGAATTACCTTGCCACCAGAGTCTCCAGCATCACGCATAAACTGGTCAACCAACAAGCGTTTCCAATCATCTGCTGACCACTTAGCACCTAAATGCTGCGCTTGCTTGGCAATGTCGTTAATCATTGCATGGTACTTTTCCTCTTGCTCACGAGTTTTGCTTGCCAGCTTTATCTCCATCGTCAGATGTTTGCCTGAGTCCAGAGCATTGGTTATCTTTTCCCAATTGTGGCGAATACTGGTTTTCGCCTGTTCTGTGCTTGACAAATGGATAATCATTCTTCCCTCACCAAAACTTCTACTTTTCCAACTTCTGCATAAACTTTAGTTACATGAAGATTTATTATCTGAGAATCATCCTTAAAGATAATCCCATTCATACCATCAATAATGGCTTTAGCAACATTATCTAAATCTGGCTTTTTAGTGTGTTTTGTCTCACCTGACAAACAAGCCTCACGTTTGCGTTTTGAGTAGGATTGAGGTACTGAGAAGGAGATGTAAATAAAAACGCTTACAGAGCCTTCTAGGGTGCTTCCTGAGCCTTTTGCTTTTGTAGCAAGGAGGCGCACTTCATCTTCGTAGCTTTTTGTTTTGACAGGAGTGTAAGTTTGGACGTAGTTTCCTCGCTTGGCAAATCTTGGTCTTCCCTTGGCTACTGGTTCACCATAAACTGTAAACATTATCTGCATCATAAAAGCGTCCCATCTTTAATTTTATTCATATATTCTCTTATTCTGTCTCTTGCGCCAATTCCATATATTCGTTCTGCTCTTTCTAATCTCGCTCTAATCAGGTTTGAGTTTTTACTTGATTCCCAAGAACGATAAAGTTCACGAGCCTCTGCTTGCTCAAGGATTACTCT